GAAACATGGTTCTTAACCGAGGATGGCTTGTACGAGGTTTTGATGCAAAGCCGCAAGCCAATCGCCAAGCAGTTTAAGAAGGGAGTCAAGGAAATCTTGAAGACCATTCGCAGAACAGGCGAGTTCAAGTCTCAACCTCAGCAGCCGAAGTCTCAGCAGGAGAAGAACCAAATCCTCACCGCAAAGATGAAGGTTGCTTCCTGGGCAATCAAGACCCTCAATATGAACGAGGCTTCCAAGCTCGCAATCGTCAAGTCCATCGCCGACCCTCTCGGCTTGCCAACGCCAGACTACGTTGAGTCCAAGGGAGCGCACCTCTCTGCGAAGGACTTGCTCGCAAAGCACGATGCTGGCATCTCGTCCATCAAGTTCAACGACACACTTGTCAAGCTCGGCTACCTCACAACGGTAACGAGAAAGGCGGCGGGCGGAAAGGACAAGTCTTTCAAGGTAATCACGGAGAAGGGCGCAGCCTACGGAGAGAATATGGTGTCTCCGCACAATCAATCAGAGACACAGCCACACTGGTACATCGACAAGTTCGCAGAGCTGCTCGAAATCGTCAAGAAGGCGATGAGCGAGGGAAAGGAGGAGAGCCATGACTAATCCAGCTATCAACATCGTGTTACAGAAAATGGACGAGGCACAAAAGGAGTTCTTCAAGCTCCAGGAGCAAGTTATGAAGGATGATACGAACTACAAGTACGACAATCCGGAGCTTTACGCAAAGATTGGCTCCATGTTCGGTAAGGGCTACGAGACGATGGCTGATGCCGTTGCAAGCCTTGCGATGAACGACATCAAGAACAAGACACGCCTCACATAGTGTTAAAGTTTAGTTAAAGTAATTCGTTTTTACTTGAATGCGAACAAAAACGACTACCTTTGCAAACGAATTTTCAACTTATGTTCTCCGAGTCTTGTACTCTGTGAATCATAATTCAGAAATTTAATTGGTTAATCAAGGGAGCTGTCCTCACGGATGGCTCCCTTTCTTTATTATGCAAAAACTTTATGTAGAAAAAATTGAAGAAGTTACTCATATTTCTTTCCAGTAACAAGCTGTAGAGCCGTTCTGAGGTTGTCTGTAGCCAACGAATCGTTGAATGTTGGCAACATACCCTCTGGTGGCAGTTCGTGCGTCTCAGCGGCAAGAATGACGCTCCTGAGAGCAATCTCGTAGGACGCATGATCCTCGATAATCTCAATTAACCTGTCAGTGTTGCTCATCATGGCCAGCCTCTCTTTCCTCTTTCTTGACCTGCTCGCCCATCTCCAGGATGGTTGCTGCGTGCTTGTCACGTTCCATAACCTCGTTGATGGCTTCCTCGCTTTCCTTGCGAAGCTGCTCCTCGGTCTTGCCAGCCTCATCAGCCTCCTTAGCAGCCTTGGAAGCACGTTCAAGGTATTCCTGCTGCAATTTCAGTTTGCCAATGCGGTATTCCTTGTCGCCGATGAGAGTCGTGTCTGTCATCATCTGTAAGATGATATTCTCGATACAGTTCTTCTCCTTGCCAACAAGCAATCGGTTACCATCGCCGTCAAAGACGTACTCCATGGTGTTCAGAAACTCGTACATGGTCATGCCGATGACGAACTCAACGCTCCAGGAGTCACTGATGGTAGCGACCTTGATGTAAGGAAGGCTCGCTCTCTGCAAGTGCTTCTGAATGTCGGCAGGAATACCCTGCGCATTTCTCAACTTCGCCACCTCAGCCTTTCTAAGGCTCTTAGAGTGCTTTAAGATATAGTAATTACCACAAAGCACTTTCTTGCCAAATTCTAATTCTTTCATAACAACAATATTTTAATTTTTAATAAACTCGTTCTTGTACTCAAACTCCGTACAGATGGTATCATTAGAATCAACGTCCCATCCATAGCGTACATTCCTGCACGTTCCTTCCGTAAAGAAGATGCAATCCTCGCAGTGAAATTTCTTAATCTTTGCCATATCATTTCAGTTTACCACCCAAAACGCTTGTAATCTCATCCTCTATATAGAAGCGAGCCTTGTTAAGGTCTTGGATTCTCTGTTCCGTTTCCGACAATCCTTCCTCTTTCTTGCCCTTACGAAGCAAATACTTGACGGCGCACCCGATATTAAAATCCAGGTGTCTGCAAATATCAATAGGCTCAACCAAGCATTTCTCACGCAGCCAAGCATAATGAGACGGATGCGAAACTTGCTCTGGTTTGCGTTTGATGCGCTCAATTTCATCTTTTTTTGATAAGAAAAGGCTACCCGTGTAATCTTCTGGCAATTTTTGCCCAGACTCCATGATGCGGCTAAAATCAATAACAAACTCCTTAGCTCCGTTAGCTATTTGTTTACAGGCGCATTCGTAGTTTCCGACCCCTACAACTTCATAATCGGTATGGTCTTGAACGATAGGTATTTTTCCAGTAACTTTTTCTGTTAGCAAAGTTGCCTCATTTGCTTTGTAAATTCTAAATTTCAAACCTACCTTAATATCTTTTTCTTCAATCATAAGCTATTCCTCCTTATCTTTAATCTCAATAAAATCGCCGATGCCCAAGCGAGCCTTGTTGATACAAGAGGCAATCCAACCAAGCAGATAGGCACTTGCCTCACCTCCATGCTCCATATCAATGGCATTTTCTATCGCATCGCAGGCGTGAGAAGCCTCATGGCAGCATACACCCATTGTCATGTCCTTGGCGGACTTGAAGGAAACAAGAACGCCAAGCCAATCATCGCTTTTTCTTGTAACCTTGTCGTAAGCAACGCCGTCATACCCGTCGTTTGGCGGTTCGCAGCCATCGAACTCTGCATCTATAACATCCTCAAGGTCTTTCCCTATATGTACCCATAACTTTTGTGGGTATATACCATTCTTGTACTCGTAATATCCTCGTTTCTTCATATCCTCAACTATTAATGTTTATGTAAATGCCCGATGTGTATCATTCCGCAGACGTGGCACAAATACGGACGGTAATTCATCGCCTTCAATCTCGGATTCTGCTGCAAGAACTCCCAAGCCTTATCCTCGGTCTCGTAAGCCACCTTCGCTTTCCACGAATGGCTCTTCTTAGTCCAATGCTCTGGGTCTGGCTTGAATGGTGGTATCTTGTTGTGGTAACGTCTGCTCATACCTTATAGAATTTAGATTTCCACTCGCCATTGAGCTTCGCAACAATAGCTTCAATTTGCTTGCCGTACATCGCTTCGAGGAGAAACCTGTCAAGTTCTTCTTGATTTTCGACCTTAAAATCACCATTAATCGTGAATGAACCATTAAAGAAATGGCCTTCTTTGATTTCGATTCCAAATTCATCAAGTTTCTCTACAGCCATCTCGATACCGTTAATTGTTGTATCTTTGTCTGTAAAATATACAACAGGTATTCCGCTTATTTCTTCTTTCATTATGGCAACTCTATTATAGTTATGAAACCATCCCTTAACTCCACGTCGCAATTCCACGTCTCACGCCTGTAATCGGAAAACTCGATAAGTATCTCCGAGTCGTGGCGAGCGGCGCAGAAAGCCGAATTGGTAAGCAAGCCTCGCTTTGAAATGGAGGCGTAGGACGCATCCCAATAGATTTGCCCTGTCATTCTCGCCCAAGTGACCTCTCCGAGTTTGACCTCCTTTCCATCAGCCTGCACGTACTTGATAGGCAAGTCGGCATTAGCCTCCTTGAAAACCTTGTTGCTAAGTAAATCGGATTTTTTCATATTACTCACCTTTCTTTGCCGCAGCTCTCTTGGCTGCATTGTTCTTACGTTTGGTTATTCCTGCACGAACCTGTTTCTTGGGTCTGCCTGGCTTTCTCTTCGGCTCGTTGGCATCAGGAGCTTTATCCAACGTCTCGCACACCTCCGTCTCGCCAAACTCGTTCTCAAAGGCGTTTCCTGCCTTCTTCTCGGCATTGTCGGACATTCCTCGCTTCCACTTGCGCTTGGACTGACGGATAGATGCAAGCCTGTGCTCCTCGCTCTCGGCAAGAACCTTCTCGTAGTCGATTTCTGGCTCATCGAACTCTCCCTCGACACTGACCTCGCTTTCCTTGGATTCCGCTTTGCCCAAGTCCTTGGACTCCATTTCCATACGCAGCTTTTCGTCCTCGGAAAGATAATCCTCATCGCTGAAAGAAATGTTGCCTTCCTTGTGCTTTGCAGCAAACTCCTCCTTGAAAGCCTTGATTTCTGCCTTTGAGCAGCCATCCTTCTTCATCGCCTCCAGCTCGTCTTGATACTGCCTCAACTCGATTTCCTCGTAGTTAGTGCCATCAATGTCGCTTCCCTCGGCTCGTTGGTTGGCTATTCGGTCTTCCTCCTCTTGTTTCAGTTGTCGCTCGATGCCTATCTCGACAAAGTTGTGCATAACCTCGTGCTCGGTCATTTCATCGACCTCCATAGCCTTCGGGTCTTCGCCAAGAATATTCTTCAACGCATCCTTCTTGGCTTGCAGACAACCGCTCGGTATGAAACGAGCCTCATCCAAGTACATATAAGGGTATATGCCCTTTATGCTCATTATCGGGCTTGCAGTGCCAAAGTCCCGCACAAGGCTCATATACTTGTCGGCATTCTGCTGATACAGACAATAGCACTCCTCCAAGTTTCTCTTCTGAACAAGAACCAAAGCCCTTATCCAAAATGGGTCTTTGCCCTCTTGGTAACGATGGGGCAGTCCTCTTGATTGAAGCCCGACAGCCTCCATCGCATCTTGCAGTGATTTTTCCTTTACTCTTATCATTTCTCAACTATTTTTTTGAAAGTGAACAGTTAATCGAGCAAGCCACCGTCGCCTTCGGAAGAAGAGCCTCCGTCGCCACTTGTACCCGAACCATCGGTAGGTGTGTCGGTGGTGTCGCCGTCACTTGCGGCATCTTCGATTGTGTCGCCCTTGTGCTGCTCCCACTCGTCGGCGGTCATTATCTCCCAGTGTCCGCAAACGTCCTGCGCCAACACAGAACCTCGCTTCACCTGTTTGTGAGCACCAGCCATGTTGATTGCGGTTACTCCGTAGAGCATATCGGTAACGTCCAAGCCCTCATCCACAGCATCGGTAGCCTTCTTGATGTCGGTAACGACAGGACAGTCGAACAACGCCTTGATGTTCTCGCCCTTAACCTCGATTGATGTCTTGTATTTCTTCATAAATCAATAATTTTGTCCGTTAAACAAATCTGTCTGAATATCATTCTTGGCTCGCTCTATTCGATTGAAAGCCTTGTCGAAATATCCATTATCCAACTCAAATCCGACAAATCTTCTTTTCGTTCTCAAAGCCGCAACAGCGGTAGTGCCACTGCCCATAAAGCCATCAAAGACCAAATCACCAACACTGGAAGACTTCTCGATGCACCGAGCTATCAGAGGAATGGGCTTTTCGTTTTGATGTATCAGTTTGTCGGAAGAAACCCTATCAAACTCCCATACATCTTCGAGCCTCTTTCCGTTTATCGGTCGCCTTCCCTTGTTCAGGTAAAGAATCGGCTCGTAGCATTGCCCATATTGTGCCTCCAAGTCTCCAGCCGTGTGATTGTTCTTTCTCCAAATCAACACGTTTTTCAGCTTGAACCCTGCCTTCCTTGACTCCTGCATGAAGAAATCCAATGTCTTTGCGCTACAGAAGACGTAGGCT